GCTGCAATCAACCGGTTCGTCGAAGAAACCAACTCCGATCCCAAACCCTTTGTCTGGACCGCTGACCCCAAACGTGTCCTCGCTGCTGTCAAACGAGGGAAAGAAAAGTTAGAGTCGATCCACTAGGCCCTCGATCGCGGCCGTATCCGCCACCAGGTACCATGCGATTTGCGACGTGAGCCGGGGCTCGACGACAAGCGAGAGGAACGAGAACGTGTTGACGTTTTCGATTTGCACGGCCTGAATTTGGGTGAGCTGACGCTCGGCCAATGTCTCCAAATTGGTAGGGACAACCAAAAATTTTGGCGTGACCTCGATGGCCTCGCCCACCAAGCCCGTCTGGCGCCGCATGGCTGCGCGCGCATCGGAAAGGCTCTGTTGCGATATCACCGTGCCGGTTGCCGCGAGGTTCCCATGCGCCGCATCAAAGACGGGGTGCGTGTCCTTCATCGCCGCGTTGGCCTGCAACACGTCGACGAGGAACTGAGCCTCGAAGTTGGCCGCCGCGACGCCCATGCGCCGGGTCAGGTCATTCAGCGCACCGAGATCATCGTTTATAAACGCTTGCCGCGTCAGCCCCACGATGCGGCCATATGTCCCCAAACGGTAAGTTTCTTCTTGGTCAGTCAATGGGCTTGAGTGAAACTCCCCGCTCTCGTTGACCGGAAGCAACGTCGCCGCCGCGCTCAATTGGATACGGTGCATTGTGCGAAAGTCGCGTGCCGTTGTTTGGCGGGCGATTCGCTTCAAGCCGCTTGGCGCCGCGGTGTACGCTTGGCGAAGCGTTCTGTTTATCGCGTCGCTCATGAGCGCGGGGAGGTCACTCATGGAGACGAGCGAGCGCTCCATGACTTGAGCCGGGCTGCCCGTCGTCGAGAGCCCGCGAGCACGCAGGCAATCCTTCGCAATCTCGACAAGCGTAAGTTCCGCGTAGGGCCGCGCCGCATCGCTGGGCGCCGTGCCGCTCATCCGGCAATGGATCGCCTCGCCTATCGTGCGGACGCGCCATTCGGGATCGTTGGCGTCATAGCCAGATATGCCGGCCGTGGCCGTCCTGATGCTATCGGTTGCGGCGCTGCGTGCCTGCATGGCCGCGAAGGCGGCGGCGCGGGCGGCCTCGATCGTCGCGCCGGCGTCAATCTGCGAATCGGTCCAGGTTTGCGGCAAGCCGGCAACCTTCGCGATGCCGCGAATCTCGACGTTGATCGCCGCGCGGTTTTCGGCGTCGGTTTCTTGCGCCCGGGTCTCCATTTGCTGACTCCTGATTGTCGCGCCGGGGTCGGCGCCGACGGCAACGATCGATAGCTCGGCCGGGCTCCACTTCGTCGCGGTTCGCACGCGCTTGCCGCCTTCCGTGGAGTCCTTCCACTCCGTCACTCGATACCCAACAGAGACCCCGCGGATGTGGCCCGCCTTGATATCGTCGACGATCGCCGCGGCCTTCCGGCGCTTGCTTATTTGGATCGTCGCGCGGCCTTCGTTCCCCACGGTTTTGGCCGCGATGACGGAGCCCAGCACGTCGCCGAGCGCGCCGCGCTTGTGACTATCGAGCACCGGCGCGCCGATGAAAGGATCCCAGTCCTGTTGCAGATCGAGGCGTTCGAGGTATGTGCCCTTATAGTCCTGGCGCTCGACCGGGTTGCTGGTCGCGAAAACCACGTCGAGGGTGCGGGCTTCCTCGTTCCAGGATTGCGCGCCAATGGTCGCCGCGCGCGTGAAAAGCGTTACTACATCGTCCATAATGTTCCTTGCTCCTTCCATGCGCGTCTAGCCGACATTTTCCGGCTCCTTCGTTGGTGTCTGCGCGATCGGGGTGAAGTCGATCCCAAGCGCTTTTTCTCTTGCGCGGTCTTGCGCGATTTCTTCGTCCAATTGTTCGATGTCGATCCCGCGCGCGGCAACGCACTCGCGGCGCGAGGTCAGCCCGGCCGAAATCGCCAGCGATTCCGCTTGGGCGTCCTTGAGAGGATCGACCCAAACGCCTTTTGGTGAAATCCACTTGTGTTTGAGTGTTGCTTCGTTCAAGGCCACGTCGGCGATGCGCCCGGAAAGTATCTCGACGGAAAACCACCGGCGATAGACCGGTCGCAAGAACTGATGCGCAAGCACGCTCGCTTGCCATTGCTCGATCCGTCTTCGAAACGAAATGAGCGCCACGCGGGCGGATGAAAAGTTCACTTGCCCCATGTTCCCGTCGAGAAGGAACGGGGGTATCCCGGCGCCCGCCCCAATCTCGCGGATGATCGCTTTTTGAAACTCGTTGGCCTCGGTTCCTATTTCCGGGGGGTCGCTCCAAGAAACCGACTCGCCGGGGCGCAACCGCTGCATCGTGCCCGGCTCCAGCGAAACCTCGCCTTCGTGTGGACGCTCGTCTAGCAGCGTACCATCGGCGTCGGTGATGAAGCCGGCGAGCAGACTCCCAATTCGCTGCCGCATGAGCTGGCCGTCGGTAAGCCCGTCAAGCTCTTGGAGCCGCATCAAGACGCTCGCCAAGCGAGACATGCCACGGCATTGCCCGGCCGCCTCGGGGTGGTACAGATGAATCACATCCTCGATCGGAATGCGCACGGAAAGTAGCCCGCGCAGCAAGGGCAGGCCGGGAATCCAATCCTTGTAAACGTGTGCCGCGACCGGTTTACCGCCGGCATCGACCTCGATCCCGCTGATGATCAATCCGCCGGTCGGCAATAACATGCTCAGTGCCGGGTTGACTTGCGCGGGGTCCAGGCATTTCACGCGCAATTCGTCCCCATCTATAACCAAGAGTGCAAAAAACTCGCCGTCGACAAATTGCCGGCGGGCGGCCATGGCTTGAAGTCCCTCGAAATTCGTGAGCCCGAAATGATCGGCTCGATTGCACCATGAGTCCCACGCCGCGAGGATTATCGCGTCGAGCGCATCATCCCCAGTCTGGGGAACCGGGCGGAGTCCCGAGCCAACCGCCTCGCTAACCCAAACATCGGCGGCGCTCGTGGCGAGCGGCATGTTCGCCGCTGCATAACGGGCCGATCGCGCGACCTGCTCGCGGCTGGCGAGCACTGCGCTTTGCAAATTAGGGATAGCCCCGCTGCCCCGGAATCGCCTGCCGCCGCCACCGGCCTCGAAGCCGGCCACGCCGGTATTGCCGCGCGTCGCGACCGGTTTCGACGTTCGCTTGAAAATGCGGGCAAATATGTTCATGCCAGCCCCTTCGGTTCGGCAGCGGCGAGCGCGCGGGCAGCTGCCCGTTGCAAATCGTGCGGATCGATTGGCGACGGTATGCCGGCCGGAACGACGACGCGGCCCTGGCAAGCCATCCAATATTGAAACCCCCCGAGCACCACGGCCAGCGGGACGTCCCACGCGTTGGCGAGCTGTTGAGCGGTTAGATGCTCGCCGGCCTGCATGCGCGCGGCGACGCGCCCAGCACGCCGCCGGAACGTGCGCGAAGTGATGTATTCGCATAGGCACCGGCCGTGCGAGTCACGGCACCAACAGCCCTGGCAGCTGGCGCAAGCGGCATTTGCAAAAGTCCCGGTCATTCGTTGTACCCCAATGCGTTCTTGACCCACCTTTCGCGATTATCGAGGTTGATGACAGTCACAGCGCGACCGTCTGGATCGTCCAACTTCTTTGCGAGATCAGCAGCTTTGACGATTTCGCTATGGAGTACGCCGGGGGTTCGAACTTTTATGCCTTCTCCTTTCTTGGTTCCCGGTGCGCCGCGCGGCGTCGCAGGGATGATTTCGCCCAGCTCGCTGACAACCAGATAGGCAGCATCTTTTTTGAATCCGTGCGCTACCTGGGTGAACGCGCCGGCCTGCTCTGGCGACAATCCCGCATCGACGAGCGCCGCGCAAAGGGCGAGCCTTATGGCGTCGCTGATTTGCCACTCCCGCGCCGCGCCGAAAATCGGATTGTGAGGAGTGCGAAAAAAACCGCGAGCAATCCACTGCTCGGCGCGAGCACGCGAGATGCCGAGCGCGTCCGCGATCTGCTTCAACGTGTAGGTTGCATCCATGGCGACCACCTCCGACTTATGTCGGAAGATAGGCCATGCTCTGACTCATGTCAAGGGCATCGGGATATGTGGGAATAATCGCCGGTGGAAGCCGACGGGCGGCCTGGCAAGCCAAAAGGAAACGCTAAGCGACCCGGAACGACACGCTTACGTCACGCAGGCCCGGCGCGTCGATGGGGATTTAATGACTGAGAGAGTAATTCGTCGAGGTCCACTTCTTGGCAGCGGCGAGTCGCGCTGCGGCCTTTGCTGCGCGTTGTTCCGGGGTACTTGTGCAGAATGCCGCGATACCGCATCCAATAAGCCAAAAGATAACAAGAAATGCTACTTGGCCGAGAGCCGCGTGCGGGTAGTTATATGAATCGATTTGAAAGCCGCCCATGATCGCGATAAGGATCAAGAGCAATAGATAGACTACGGTGAACTTAATACCACGGGTGCACGATAAAATTTCATCATCGGCGGCCAGGGTTCATTAGCGCGGGCGGCTGTGTCCGGCTTGACCTGCGAACCGCCCCGCAAAAGGTGCGCCTTTCTTGCGGCCTTCCTCTCTGACCGCCCAGTACAGTTTTTCCAAATCATCTTTGCCCAGCTTAGGAATGGCCTTCAGCATTTCGCCCAGCGATGGTTCGGTATTCTTTACCATTGTGATCTCCCCGCGTTGTTCGCTCATTTTAGGAAGCCTTGGGACTTCAACCATTCTGTTACGATCTTGTGAACGAGACTCGATAACGGGCGATCGTCCTCCTTCGCGGCTTTGTCGAGTGCCGTTTTCTCTGGCGGCGTAAACCGCGTGCCGATGATGATAGTGGGCGCGGTCTTGGCGCCCTTCGTCGCTTTTGCCATGATCTTCCAGTTTGCTATTGACGAACACTAATAAACAGAGTATGTTGTCGTTTGTCTAGCATAAACATGGAGAAAATGCAAATGGCAAGAGCACTTCAAAAACACGTTGCGCGGCGGCAAGACCAGACCTTTGCCGATTGGTTCGCGGAGCTTCGCGAGCTGGCGGGCGAGCGCTGGGCCGACTTTACGCGGTTTGGGGCGGCGGCGCGACGCCGGGGCAAGCCTTATACATGGTGGGGTTGATCCTCCCGCCGAAGATGGCGCCGGCGTAGGAGGAACCGATGGTAGATTTAGCGGTAGTCAAGAATTCCTTAAAAAGGACGGAGCAGCTTTTGGACGTGGCTTATCTTGCGACCAAGGGCGTTGACGACGATCCTTGTCGCGGCATGGCAGAGAATTTCGGGGCGATTATCAACGTTATTGAAGACGAG